ACGCCGGGTTCTTGCTTGGCGCCTGCGAGTGCCGCCCGCGCCATCGCTTCGGTGCCGCCGGTGCGGCTGTGGTAGAGGATGAGGAAGGTGGTCATGGGTTGCCCGTCGCGTTGGTCTCTTTCCTCTATCATTGAAGCTAATGGATCCCGAAACAAGTTCGGGATGACGCTGGAGGGGAGAGCGCCGCCTCGTCATGCTGAACTTGGTTCAGCATCCATGAACTTAGGCCTCCGAGAACAAGAACGAGTAGTCAGTAAAAAAACCAAATAGGTAAAAATATCTTGACATTTGTCTCCTAAACTGGCAGGTAGGTTGAACTGAAGCGGACGACTCAGGGGCACATGCCCCGTCCCGCTCTTTCCCCCAATTCCGGAGACACTCCATGGCCTTTGCCAAGCCGCGTGCGGACGCACAGAGTGGTGCGTCGGGTTTTGATGCCCGTGCCCGCAAGCTGTTTCTGGAACATTTGGCGCTGACCTCCAATGTCGCGGCCTCGGCGCGCAAGGCGGGCGTGGCCTCATCGCGGGTCTATGCGCTGAAGCGTAAGAATCCGGACTTTGCCTGCGACTGGCAGGCCGCTCTGTCGGAGGGTTTTGCCCGGCTGGAGGCGGAATTGCTGGCAGAGGCGCTGCGGACCATCTCGGGCAAGGTGTCGGACGCCACGCTCAAATCGCGGGCGCAAAAACACCGGCTCGCGTTGGCATTGCTGGCAATGCATCGCAGCTCGGTTCGGGGTGCACCGAAGCCTGTCGCCAAGGTGGACAACAGCGCCGAAATTGCAGCGCGGGTCGAAGCCAAGCTGCTGGACATGCGGGCACGGGTAAAGGCGGCCAAGGCCGCCAATGGCTGAGGTACTCGACCATGTCCTAAAGCTCGCCGCCGTCGATGACAGCGTTTACGCCAAATGGCTGCAGGCAAACCGCACGCGGCTGGCAGAGATCGCCTTTGACTGGTCTTTCTGGCGCAGGCCCGATCAGGCTGAACCCGCGGGAGATTGGCGCTGTTGGCTCCTTTTGGCCGGACGCGGCTTTGGCAAGACGCGCACAGGGGCAGAATGGGTGCGGGCGCGGGCGGAGGCGGATGGTCGTCTGCGCATCGCCTTGGTCGCGGCCACCATGGCCGATGCCCGCGCGATCATGGTGGAAGGGGAAAGCGGGCTTTTGTCCATCGCGCCCGAAGAGATGCGTCCCCATTTTGAGCCGTCCCTGCACCGGTTGGTCTGGCCCAATGGGGCCATTGCCAAGCTTTATTCCGCCGCAGAGCCGGAAGGCCTGCGCGGACCTGAACATCATATCGCCTGGGCCGATGAATGTGCCAAATGGGATAATGCCGACGCCGTGTGGGACAATATGGCGATGAGTTTGCGGCTGGGTACCCATCCGCAAGTGATCGCCACCACCACGCCGCGCCCCGTGCCGCTGATCCGGCGGTTGATGGGCGAACAGGGTGTCACAACAACGCGCGGTCGCATGGCGGATAATGCGCTCAACTTGGCCGCCCCTTTCGTGGCGGCGATGCAGTCGGTTTATGCCGGCACCCGGCTTGGTCGACAGGAACTGGACGGCGAGCTGATCGACGATGTCGACGGCGCGTTGTGGACGCGGGCGATGGTTGAGGCGGCGCGCACGGCGGCCCTCCCCCAAATGGTTCGCACCCTCATCGGCGTCGACCCCCCGGCTGGCCGCAACGGCGATGCCTGTGGGATCATCGCTGCAGCCCTCGGTGCAGACGGACTGGCTTACATCCTGGAAGATGCCAGCCTCTCCGGCGCCTCGCCTGAAGGCTGGGCACGCCAAGTGGCCGCGCTGGCCGAAAAGCACGGGGCCGACCGCGTGATCGCCGAAGCCAATAATGGCGGGGATATGGTCGAAAGCGTCCTGCGCGGTGCCGCCCCCGGCCTCCCTGTCCGCCTCGTCCACGCCGCGCGCGGCAAGGTGGCGCGGGCCGAGCCGGTCGCTGCTTTGTACGAGCGCGGGAAGGTGCGGCACGTGGGCCGTTTTCCCGAGTTGGAAGATGAATTGTGCGGGCTGTGCACCGGCGGTGCCTATCACGGCCCGGGGCGCTCCCCCGACCGGGCCGATGCCTTGGTGTGGGCGGTGACCGAACTGATGTTGAAGCCCAGCGGGCCGCAGCCTCGGGTGCGGGTCCTGTAATTAGGACATCCCCCACCCCCGCTCACCCTGAGCTTGTCGAGCCGAAGGCGACCGAAGGTCAACGGTCGTCCTTACTGGGCGGCCCAGTTTGAAGAATAGCAAGAACAGTCCTTCGACAAGCTCAGGACAAACGGGGTGGCGGAAAACTTGCCCTTCGACAAGCTCAGGACAAACGGGGTGTCGAGTTGCCCCCCTTCGTCAAGCTCAGCGTGAGCGGTGGGGTGGGCGATCACGGAGTTGATAATGAAGAACAGCGGGCCGCAGCCTCGGGTGCGGGTTCTTTAGATAGGACATCCCCTACCCCCGCTCATCCTGAGCCTGTCGAAGGATTGTCCTTACTGGGCGATTCATTTCCAAGAACAGCAAGAACAGTCGTTGACCTTCGGTCGCCTTCGGCTCGACAAGCTCAGGACAAACGGCGGGGCGGAAAACTTACCCTTCGACAGGCTCAGGGTGAGCGGAGGGGTGGATAGGCCCAACACCCAACAAACCCATTTGGAGAAAAAGATGAAACTCTTTGGCTGGAAATCGGCCGTGCGGGCGCCTGCGCGTCCGGCGCTGACGCGGGTGGCGAACTGGATCAGTGGGGAATGGCCGCGCGCCTATGACGTGCAGCTGCGCGAACTCTACCTCGGCTGCGCCATCGCCCAGCGCGCGGTGCGGTTGGTGGCCGAAGGCGTGGCGTCGATCCCCTTTGTCGCGAGTGACGCGGGTGCAGGGCAATTGGTCTCGGCCACGTCGGGCGGGCAGGCGCTTTTGCCTTTGCGACCAACCCGCAGGACAAGCTCGTTGACCTCGTCCACACGCTGCGCGCGCCCTATCGCCAGGGGGCTGTCTGGGTCATGAATTCCGCAACCCTTGCCGTCATTCGCAAGTTCAAGACGACCGACGGCGCCTTCCTGTTCCAGCCGGGTCTGGTCGCGGGCCAACCCAATACGCTGCTGGGCTATCCGGTGGTGGAAGCTGAGGACATGCCGGATATTGCGGCCAACAGCCACTCGATTGCGTTCGGCAATTTCAAGGCTGGCTATCTGATCGCGGAGCGGGCCGAGACGACCGTGCTGCGCGATCCCTTCACCAACAAGCCGTTCGTCAACTTCTACGCGACGAAGCGCGTTGGCGGCTCCGTGTCCAATTCAGAGGCGATCAAGCTGCTGAAATTCTCGGTGAGCTGATGCGCTTGAGAAGGACGTCAACCTAGCCGTCATTGCGAGCGACGCGCGGCAATCCAGTGTGCCGCTTCGCGCCTCGCAACGACGATGTGCTCACCCCCCCAGTCCAACTGAACGGAGGCCTTTATGCCTGATCCCTTTGCCGCGTCTGCCGATAGCGTGACTTCGCCCGCCGAAGACGCCGCCGCCATCATTCCGCACGATACCAACCCTGTCATCACCACGCCCAAGGCGCTGTTCGTCGGCACTGGCGGCCATATTGTGACGCGCGGTGTGAGCGGGGCGGCTGACGTGACCTTCCGCAATGTGCCGTCCGGCTCTGTGCTGCCATTTCGCCCGGGCTTTGTCCGCGCAACGGGCACGACGGCGGCTGACATTTTGGCGCTCTACTGATGTCCAGCCTTGGCTTTGAGAGCGGGCTCGCGCTCAGCCAGCGGCGCCTCTCTGGAGGCGGCGGCCCCGTCGCGCCTGTTCCGGCCAATTATGACGTGACGTTTTTCGGGGATAGCCGTGCGGCTTTCGGCTTCGATGCGACGTTGGACGCCAATGGCTATATCGCCCGGCTACAGACCATTGGCGTGGCGGGATGGATGGGGCCGGTTTCGGGCCATAAGCTCCGCGTCGCGCGCAATGCGAACTTTGGCGAGAACGGCAACACAAGCGCGCAGATGGTCGCCAGCCCGCGCCAGAATGGCTCCGGCACGACCAACCCCGCGACATGGTTCCGCCGGAACAGCCTTGCTGCGGGCAATGCGGCAGACATTACGGCCTCTGCACCCGGACAAAAAAGCCTTGCCGCCGCCGCCGCACATCCGGCGGGGATGGTGGCGATCCTGGCGGGCACGAATGACCCAAACGGCACTTTTGCCACCACGTCTGAGGCCAACATCCTGACGATGATCGCCGCACTGACCGGCAAGGTTGTCCTCCTTTACAATGAGCTGCCGCGCGGG